CGGGCCGCCTCCCGGATCCGGCCGGCCACATGGTCACGCAGCCGCTGCCCCTGCTCGGCGAGGGTCGCCTCGAGCCACTTCGCCCGGCGGCCCGGGTCGTGCCGCGCCCGGGTGTCTTCGTGTTGGCGGACCGCGTACGGCGTGTTGTACGACACCGCGGCACGCAGAGCAGCCCGGTCGACGCTGGCGACGCCAGAACGCTGGAGGGCGCCGGTCTCGTGCGGCACCGTCCGGTTCGCCGTCTCCAAGAGCACCCCGGCCGCGTCGAAGAGCCCCTCGGCCGCAGCGGCCCGGACCTTCGCCTTCGCGAGCCGCCGGCGGTCGACAGTCCAGCGCAGGCTCATCGGAGGATCACCTCGCGGTGCGACACACCGTGAAGGCCCGCCGCGTCAACAACCTCGGCGACCATGTAGGTGCGGCCGTCGATGGTGATCCGGTCGTCGACGGCGACGGTGACGTCGGGCCGTAGGTAGACGGTCGCGGCGGAGATGACCTCGCGGCCAGTCTCGTCGCGGGTGATGCGCCGCCGGCCTTCCACCCGTGCCGGGACGTCGACGGTCGGCGCCGCCCAGGTCGGCCCGTACCCGCCGTCGCCGAGGTAACCCTCGATGGTGACACGGGCGGCGAGCAGCGCCGTGGGGATCACCATGCCACCACCCGTTCGGGGGCTCGGAGGAGCCCGGCGGCGGCGAGGAGCCGCGCGGCGCGGGGCGGCACCACCGGCGCCCGCCGGCCCGTGAACGCGCCGACGGTGACCTGGGTGCCGGCGAGACCGTCGACGTCGTTCACCTCGCCGGTCTCGCCCCACGCCTCAACCACCGCGCACGTCGCATCCGCCAGCACCGCCGCGACGTCCGCATCGGACGGCAGGCCCGTCACGCCGTCGACATCGAACGCGGCTCGGACGGCCGCGTCGACCAGCTCAGACGCGCGGGCCAGGAGCCGCTCCGCGTCAGCCGGCGCCGGGCGGCCGGTCCACGCGGCGAGCTGGCCACTGGTGGCGTAGGCGACGGTCACTGGGTACCCTCGCTGCCATCGACACGCCGGGTGCCGCTCCGCTTCCCGCCGGCGGCGGGCCGCTTGACGGGCCGCTTGACGGGCCGCCGGACGGCATCATCGACGACGGGCGGCTCATCCCCACCGACAGTGTCGCCGCGGCGCTCGCCCCGACTCGCTGGACGATCGAGCTCCTCGCCCTCGTCCGCTACCAGACCGACACCCTCTACTTCCGTCCCGACCGGCGCGCCCTCCTCGAAGGCTGGGACCGTCTCGCCGTCAGGCTGGGCTTCGATCCCGGCGAGGTCCGCCGCCTCGGCCTCCAACGCGCGCAGCCGCGCCTCCCCGGCGACACGAACCACATCACCAGGCAAGACGATCTCGGCGCCGCGGGGAGGGCGGCCGGGAGTGAAGTACGGGACGCCTGAGCGGGCGAGGCGGTACCACGGCATCAGGGCGCCCCGTACCGGTCGGCGAGCTCAGCACGGGTGAGCGCCGCGGCGTCTTCGGGGTCCTCACCCATCGCGGTGGCGTACGCGACCCAGGCGGCCTTGGTTGCCTTGCGGTCCGGCCGGGCCGGCTCCTCGTCACCGTCGTCGGGATCCTCGTCGCCGTCGGGCTCACCATCGTCGGGCTCCCCGTCACCGTCGTCGGGATCCTCGTCGCCGTCGGGCTCACCATCGTCGGGCTCCCCGTCACCGTCGTCGGGATCCTCGTCGCCGTCGACGTCGAAGGGAGCGCCGATGGCGTAACCGTGACGGCGGAAGTAGGCGAGCGTCGCCGGCGGGGCCGCACCGACCCCACCGACGAACTCGACCCCGGCCACCGTCCCGTCGAACCCGACGACCGGCGAGAACACATCCACCAGCCCGCCCATCACTGCACCTTCAAGTTGCGGAGCACCGCGGCGGCCTTGGTCGCCTTGAGCGCGACGGTGACGGGGCCCATCTCGACCTCGCCGGTCTTGACCGCACCCGAGGTCGTGAAGTCCGGCAGCCACGTGTTGACCAGCTGGGCGCCGGACACGGACACGCCGTGGAAGCCGTCGAGGCCGAACCGCACCGCGTACAGGTCGGTGAGACCGGTGATGTTCCCACCGCCGCCGGCGCCGTCGGGGTCGCGAGTTTCGATCGGGATGATCGGGTCCGACGTCCCGGCCTTGTCGCCCGGGTCGACGAGCAGCACGTTGCCGTACCGCTCGACCGTCTGGCCGAAGTCGTTGCGGTCCCGGCTGTAGTACCCGGCGCGGCGGGCGATGGACCGCACCTTCGCGATCGCCTTCTTGTTCCCGAGGATCATCGTCGCCTCACCGTCGACCAAGGCGAGGAACTCGTCCAGGAGGTCCATCGCCTGGTGGGGGGTGTCGTCGACGCTGGTGATCGCGGTCCAATCCGCGTAGCTGGTGCCGGCCGAGTTGGGGACGAGCTCGGTCGTCGAGCCGGTGAGGGCCTTGTCGAGCCCGTCGAAGCCGTTCGCGTCGACGCCGACGTCGCCGTTGATGACCTCGTCCTGGAACTTGGTGCGCGTCGCCTTGACCTTCTGACCCATCTGCAACGTCACCTCGGTGCCCGCCGCGACGCCGGCGAGGACCCGGTCGATCTGGAAGCTGCCGCCGAGCGGCTTGAGGTCGGTGGTGTAACGGGCCTTGGTGACCTCCGACGGGACGTACTCGGCGTTGATGGCACGGAAATCGGCGGTCGGCTGGGTGATGAGCCGGTGGTACCCGTAGGTGAGCGTCGTCCCACCACCGGACGGGTTGACGGCGTCGTGGAAGGTGAGCGCGTCGAGGATCACGCTTTCCTTGCGGAACTCGTCGATGACGAGCATGTCGAGGTCGTCGGTGGCGTTCAGCTTCGCCTGGGCGAGCGTGACAGGCATAACGGTCTCCTTCTGGGCAGGATCAGGTCACGAGGTCTCGGTTGGCCCCTGGGTGAGGGCCTGTCGTGTTGCTTTCCCCTGACCCCTGCCGGGGTCCCGTTTCACACCCGTCGGTGGCCCGTGGCTAGCAGGCAATACGCCTGACCGCACCGGGGTGCGGCCCCGTGTTTCTCTCCCCGTCGGGAGCCCCAGCACGCTGGGGGTGGTGGCGGGACCGGGAGTTGAACCCGGCACCCAGGCTCATGAGGCCCGGGCCCGCACCGCGCGGTCCCGCACCGGCCTACCCGCCCTGCGCGGCGATGCGGCGCATCACCGCCTCCTCCAACGTCTTCGGCCGCCCGTCGGTGCCGTTGAACTCCGACCCCGACCGGCCGTTCGTGGTGGCCTTGAACTCAGGGACATCCTCGAGCGCCTTGCCGACCAGCTTGGCGATGGCGTCCCGGTCGGGTTCGCCGTCGACGGTGAGGTCGTCGAGCTCGCCGAGGTCGACGAGACGCATGAACCGCTCCACCCGCTCCGGCCGCACCCCAGCGGCGAGCGCCGCACGCTCCGCAGTGGCGGCGACCCGCACGCCGAGCGCCGCGGTCCGGGCGTCGGTGGCGGCCTTCTCGGCGTCGGCCTTCTCGGCCCGGAGGCGTTCGACCTCGTCGAGCTTGGCGCGCTCCGCGGCGGTGTTGACCTCCGCCTCCCACGCCTTGCGGGCCTTGCCGAGCCGCTTCTCGACGAGGGCGTCGAGGTCGGCCTGGGTGAGGGTGACCTTCTCCCCGCCGGCCGCCTCGCCGTCGTCGCCCTTGTCGACGGTGTCGGCGTCGGCGGTCTTGGTGTCGTCGGCCTTGCCGGCGCCGTTCCCGTCGTCGCCAGCGGGGAGGGTGCCGCCGTCGTCGGCGCCACCGGAGATCACCGGGAACGACCGGCCGTCCGGCGTCACCCAGTGGGGCCGGCCGTCGACAGTGGTGCGAGTGAGGATCAGGTCGT